TGAAGAAATTGTGTTAGAGGAGATGGTTGTACTATGGGCTTCTCTGGAGAAGTGTAAGTTTATACAGGTCTAGCTACTGGTCTAACTCCTGTAGGAGCATCCAGTCCCTGTACTTGTACTCTTTGTTTAGCCATATGATCCTCTATTTCTATTGCGTAGCTGGTAGAGCAGTAGAGTTACTACCAAAGAAATCACCAACCCATTTATCAGCCTGTTGACCGAACTCTGCCTCTCCAGCAATAGCTGATGAAGCTGTACTAAGAAGAGCCATACCCAAGCTTGGCTTCTGCCCACGTTGTACACTTTGGATTCTATTCATCATCTCAGAGTTAAGACCTAATTTCTCCATCTCAATCTGATCAAAGATAGCATTAACCTGTGCATTGTACACATCCAAGCCTCTAAGCTTTTCTGCTTCAGCCTGAGTAAACTTAAGAGCTTCTGTTTGACCAGTAACCCCAGCTTCACCTGCAGCTACTTCCATAGTACCAGCACGTTTCAATGCTGCAATCTCTAAGTCAAGCTTCTGCTGGGCTATTTGTTCATTAGACTGTATTGCTTGTTTCTGTAGGCCTTGTATCTTTAAATCTCTGGCAACAGCCGCATTAATTCTGTTTTGTTGATAGTAAGCTTCTTGTGCTTTTGCTTTATTATTTGCATCCATAAATCCAGCTACGCCTTGAGCGATAGCTAGTGCTGCCATAATTGCCATTATTATATCCTCACAAATTCTATAAAGGGTTTATCCCCTTCGCCATATGTTTCATGGCGTTTAATAAAAGTAAACCCGACAAACTTTAGCCACTTTAAGGCCACTGTATAGCGTTCATCACAGGCATTAGTAAGCACAGGGTACTTAAGGTTAGCTTCTGCTACCCACTGCTTAGACTGACGTAGGAAGGGGAGCCATACCTTATGTATAGCTGGGCTAGTAAGTAACCACGGTATCCCTGTCATATCATCAATCTCACACAGTCCATATATACCTGCTATTTCGTTTGTATCAGTTACAATAATAGTGTAGCACTCTTCAGAATACTCAAAGCACTCTTGTAAAGCTTCCTTAACACTACCATGTGAGGCTAGTACCTCAAGTCTGTCTTCATCTCTAAGGTTAGTAGATAAGTAATCTACATCTGCTTGAGTACTAACTCTCACATGGACTTTCATTACATTCTCCGTGAACGTAGGACAAAGAAACCTTCCCACTCTGCTGATTGGAATATGCAGGGGAAATGGTTGTCACTTTCTAAAACAATATCTACTACACCAGCATGACCCATTACACCGAAACGATATGTTCCTGAATCAATACCTGCTTGGTTTAGGATATTGGTAGATGCACCCACAATACGTCCTGTAAAGGTTCGTGTGTATGTACTACGTTTTAATGGTGTTACTTTAACTTGGAAGTATCCAGTGTTATTATAAACTACTGCATAGTTTCTTAGGTGTAGTTGACCTGTGGTAATTGGTCTGTTCTCTTGCTTAAGTACTGGCTCTGAGAACTGGTACTTAAATGTATAAGGAATACCTGCATATACTTTCTCTGAGGCTGCTAGTAAAGCAGCTACGTCAGGTTGAGTAATGATCCTACCACGTTGATTAACATAAACCAAACTAGCAGATGAGTAAGGAACAGAGGTTAAACCACCTGTCTCTAACTGTACACGCCTGTCTAACATTATAGGAAACTGTCCTGTAGTATAGTTAGTGGCATCATCTACTGATAGATTGATACGCTCAAGGAATAAGTTTGTACCTCTTTTTACAAGTATATAAATATCAGACAAGTTAAAGGACATGGATAACACATTGTCACCGAAAGTCCACTTAGACCATGAAGCCTGTAGCTTCTCTCTACCCTGCCAATAGTAACGATATACAAATATTGACTGAGGCTCACCTTCTGTTTGTACTAGGATCATATCCTCGTTAGAAGATGCTTCAATCTTTTTAACTTCGCCTTCCAAATACTGAGGAACGTGTGACGTAATCTCAGCAGCATCATTAGTGTCAGTATCACTGTCTACAAAGTACTCCCACATACCAGACCAAGCACCACGTTTGGTAGCAAAGTATACAAACTTACCAGCGGCTGCTGGTTTAGATCGTAGTGATGCTTCAAACTCTGTTGTACTTGATACGTTAATTGTTTCGGGGGTAAGTAAAGGATCAGCAGTTACCTTGAACTGAGTTAGCTCAGAGAATAATAGCAATGTATTATTGAAAGGAATAGCATGTTTTAGGATGTTTACCTTGTTTGACGATACTGCTACATCAATTGGATCACTGTCAACAATTGTTAGTGTAGACTTACGAAAGAAGTCAAACTCTACAAACTCACCTGCGCGACTAAAGATAACATTCTCGTCAGCAAGTACACCTAGTCTATTACGATGGAAGAAAATGTCAGCTAAAGTGTAGCCAACAAAAGATGGGAATGGATTTGTATCATCATCCCCTACCTTACGGCTATCATAGGTAACTGGATCAAACTGAAAGTTACCACTAATCAACTTAGTTAATTTATGTGGCATAGTAGTAGCATCTAAATCAATTAGAATATTTTCTTCTACTGTTTCCTTCCAAACTCCATCTTGAAACTTTACATAGTAATCATCTTGTGCCTTCTGATTATCACCAGAAACTTTGATTAGAAACCCATTCGGCCCTTCTACTGGTAGCTTCTTAAAGTCAGGTGTTTCGCCTTTGAATACTAGAAGATGCTCGTTACCATGAGAGTCACCTACCTCTACCTGAAAGTCTGTGCTATCGGTAGACTGAATGTGGATTACTGAGCCATAACGTGTTAGTGTTAAACCAGTAACAGCACTTCCATTAGTAATGTCTTTATAGTAAGTAGTGCTAACACCAGTACCTGAGAAAGTATTTAGGTTCTCAGCAATCAAGTCAGTAGATGCACCACGCTCTGCTGCTTGTGTAGCAGCAGTAGTGTCCTGTGTTGAGGACAGTGTAGCAAATTCTACAGTACTTGTGCTTCCACCTTTAGTAAGCTTTAAGCGATATGTAGAAGCATAGTCAGCCTGACGTACATATACCAGTGCCTCAGGATTGCGTACAGGACTTCTAGCTGTACCTTTAGCTACTACTTTATTCTTGTTTACAATAAAGGTAGAGTCAGCAATAGAGACAGCAGACAACTCTTTACTAGGATCAGTTAGTCCAGATAAGTAAGCTGGAGCATTGTTAGTTACTGTTTTAGCCACACCGTTCTTATCAAAGACACGGATAGTACCTGCAGTATCCACAACCATAGAGTAGAACTCATTCTCATCCCTACGGATTGAGTGGATAAAAGCTTTATCTAAGTTAGTAATAGTACCTAAGTCTGCTACGTGTAGTGTAGGTGGACGTTTAGATAGTCCTGAAACAACACTAGACAATCCGTTTTCCTGTACCTCTGCTTGAGTAGCCAAGCGTAAAGAAGGCGGCTGCTGTGATACTCCATTAATTAGGTTAGGAATGGATTGACTGATAAGTGCCATTAGAGTGTTCTCCGTCCCTGTCTGTCAATTACACGGAAGACATCATAGTTATCAAAGATATTATGGTCTTCCAAATCTGTGTCAAATTCTCTTAACAACATGAGAGCAGCTTGCTCATCACCTTGTTGGAAATCATGCAGAGTTCCAGAACCAACTACGCGATCTTGGAAGATGCGTGAAGCACGTAGTACAATGTAGCGTTTAGCTACTTCAGGTAGATCATCAAAGACCAACTGTACTACTACATCTAATTCAGTGGCTGCGCCAATGACAAATGTGTGGTTCTTCTTATCATACATTTTAAGGCCACGCTGTACCAAGTCTTTACTATTTACTTGATATGTGGCATCAGCACGTAGGATATCTGCTGGCAGTAATATCTGCCCTGATACATCCTGTGCAAAATTCTTTTTTAATTCTGTGTTGAAGTTCCAGCCCATTGACTGTACTTCTCTGTCTACTGTGTCTAGAATAGTCTCTGCAATCTCAGCTTCAATAAGACCTGAGGATAAGCTACTCACTGGTGCTTCACCAATGGAAGATAGCATTGTGTTGACTGCATCTAGTTTACTTGTTCCAGCCATGATAGCTCCTTACCATTTAACTTTATGTGACCAGTATTTTGCGCTTAGTTTAGACTTAGGCTTGCCTTGAGCATTGTGCCTAGCATAGTAACTACGCTTACGTGCCTTATCTTTAGCTGATGTTGGGTTTTTACCTGCACCCTTTACACCCTGTTGACCAAACCGAATAAGCTTAATCTTTAAGCCTTCTTTAGCTAATACCGCATGAGACTTAGTTTTGTGTTTTGGTGTGCGTTTAGGTTTATTATAGCCAGCAAACTTTTCTCCACGGTACTCAATAGCCATTACTTTTTCTTTCCGTACTTAGCCATGATAGCAGCTACCTGCTTCTGTGGCTTACCACCAAAGGACATCTTCTGACCTGTCTTCTTAGACGCAGCCCTAGCCTTAGCAATACCTTCTTTAGTATACTTGTATTTTTTACCTGCAACTTCTGGCATATCATTCTCCAAGTAAAAAAGGGGAGCAGCCGTAGCCACCCCCCTCTAATATTAGACTTCCTGCAAAGCAATACAGGCTGCTGGACGCAGGACGTTGTGTCCCATTGCGTACTTAGCAACCATGAGTGTGCCTTGACGATTGATCTGGTACTCAGACTCCATGCCCAAGTCAAGCAACTTGACAGTTGCAACAGCATCTGGTGTGAATACGAAACCACGGAACTTAGAAGCGACTGCAACCATGTCAGCACCATCAAGCGCAGCAGTTGGCAGATCGTACTGTGCAGTACGGCCTGAACCTGCAGTGTTTGCGAGTGGCTGGTTGTCAGATGTCTGACCTTCTGCTGGATCACCAGTTGTGAAGTTCTGATACAGGTTAGCAACTTTAGCATGGTTTGACATGATGACAGGCATACCAGCAATTGAAGGTACTGAACCTGCAGCAATTGAACCATTACCACCAAAGTCTTTGTTCATGTAGACAAGCTTGTTACCGTCAGTAACGTCAAGCAGTGCGTAGTACTGATCCGGTGGAAGCACAACAACAGCACCATCTGTAGGTACGTTCTTTACTTCCATCTCTTTCTTAGCGTCAAAGATAGATTTAGCAATCTTAGCAGCGTCCAAAGAGTCAGCAGTAGCTGTACCGATAGTTACGTTAGATGTGAAGTCTTCTTCAGTGAAGGCTTTGTAGTCTTGGATCAGACCAGCAGCACGTGTGGCGTTAGTAGCCAGTGCAGCTTTAGTCAGCATACGAGCTACGTTCCGATCTGCTTCGTTAGCTAGTGCAATACCAGCTTCCTTTGAGTAGATAGAACGAACATCGTAGTGGTTGATTGCTTCGTCAATGTTAGCAATGAACTGTGCTGAGATGAGCAAGTCATCAATGGTAACGATACGCTCACCAGCGCGGATTGCTCCACCAGTGATCTCGTTGCCAGGAGTCAAGTACTCAGCAGTTGCACGGCCTGTCATTGGGAATGAAGCAGACTTACCTTTTGAGATTGTGCGAGTACGTACCTTGTCCATGAGGACTTTCTTTTCTTCAAAAGCTGTGAGGACTTCGCCAGCATACAGCTTTAGAAACA